GTGAAATTTGGCGAGGGACCAGCATGTGTCAGGCCAATCGCGGGAGTAGGTTTCTCGAGAATCTGGCGGGCAATATCTCGGGCATCAGACTCTGGAACGATTGCATTTGCCGGATATGCTCCGCGGAAGGTGTTGCAGTCATCAATGTGTGTTCTTACACCTTGACCATTCTTCTGCTGGGTATATGGGCCCGCTTGGAAGTGGTGGCCCAGAATTGATATGGAAAGAGAATCAGAAGGCAGGCCAGCCACCGCACCAATTGCTAATGGTGGGACTGCAATGTTCGTACGCGAAGTAAGCTTGTCGACCTCGGTTCTCATGCGATCACGCTTGACTGTCCATGGTGTGCCCTGCTGCCGGATATTTGTGTTCCGAATATCTTCAAGCCCTAGTTCAACTGCAGCGCTGTAAGCCAGTGCGCCAAGTTCTTTGATTTTATTCTCTGAGAGGCAATTGAGAGAATCATAGATGTTTGACTGTAACATTAGGTCCCTCGGGATATCTACCTCTACCTTCCTAAAGAATTTGGGGTACTCTAATGATAGGCAATTGGCAACTGCGCCCGCAAGAAGTTTTTTAACATCTTCATCATCTGTAGTTGACATGATTGCGCAGGCCACATCATACTTAGATATGGCAGACTGCGTGCGAAACTTCGGGTTAGATTCAGTAGGTGAAAGAGCCTTGTTCCATATGCCTGCCGAAGAGGTGATGTCAAATGGGTAATCGACAAATCTCTTTGAAAGAAGCATATCAATGTTGTCCTGCTCAACAAGCACATCATTCCATGAGTCGAGGGAATGGGACATACAAGCAGATATGATCTGGTGGAGAGTCATGGATGGTGTTGCGCAAGTAAGGCCTTCGCCTCCAGGTGCTGCAAACAATTCTGAGAGTGACGTCCTATAATCAGTGTGCATCCATGCAAAGGTCACTTCCTGCTCAATCGAATGTCCATGTGAGCCAATGTTGACGGTACCGCCATTCTCAAATCGCAGAAGGACAGCCCCGCGGGTGTAAGGTCGGGTGTTTGACCTGGAAGTACGAATAGTCTCAGCATCGGAATACTGGTCAAAGTCTTCCGTTGGAAAATCTTTGAGCACTTCCCGAATTGTGTCGCCCCAATCCGACCGCAAAAGGAGGTCAACATTGTGGTCATCTTTCGGCATCAACACCAATTCTTTAATTGCAGACTGGGGGACGAGGGGGCTCAAAGGAGGCAAGTTCTTTGAAGGCGCCATATTAACACCAGCACGGCGGGATGGACCAGGGACATTAACTTCTACAGAGTCAGTCGGAGCGTCAAAGATATCCAGAGCCAAATCCTCAGCAGCTGACTTCAATAGGTGGGCATTCGCCTCAATCATGGCGTGTTCAGCATTGCCCGCCGAGGCCACTACCAGCTGTGTGCGGTCCTGGTCAATTTGACCCACTTGGACATCAGACAGCATCATGAACATCTCCATTGATGCGGCATCCATGTCTTCAGTGTCATTGATGTTCAGCAAACCTTGAGACACATCTGCCCAGTACACTTCAGCATGCTCACCAACCACATTTTCAAAGTCCGCAAAGAGGCTCATATGTGCGTTCAAAAAATCTCCATAGGTACGGATCTGCACGTCGCCAAGTTGAAATGGGTATGCATACACGTGTCCTCCACCAGCGTCGACATAATCATTGTCGGCATCAGACTCCACCGAAGAGTCATCATCTCCCCAGCGGGCGTTCATGGTAAGGTCAGCAGTAGTCAAGGCACAGTCAGTGGGACAATGCGAAC